GGGAGCTAAGTACTTGGCTGATTTCAGAATTGGAGCTGACAGTAAGTTCCAACTATCTAGAAACGGTAGCATCTTTTCTAAGGGTTCTATCACACAAATGCTCTATCAGCCGACCCAGCCGACCCGGTTCCTGGAGGAATGGTTCGCTGGTTGTCAGATGGTACTGATTCCGGCGATGCGGGGGATTGGATGGTGAAAATAAATGTCGGTGGAACGGTGAAAACTGACACTGTTAAGGACTTTAGTGCAATTTAGTATGTTAATATCATTAGTATGAAAATAAACACAACAGTCGTTTTGAAAACGTTGAAAGGTGAGGCATTACAAAACCCAGATAAGACGGAGATTACCTTAGGTGAGGCTCTAGGATTAATCATGGCTTCTCATGAGATGGGAGGAAAGATGAAATGCTTTATCCTCGCGCAGAAATTCTCTACTGAGAAAGAAGTGGAGGTGGACAGTGCCGACTTGAAGTTAGTCAAAGAAGCGTGTGAAAGCACTAAGGTATTTATCAGTCTCGTGTCAGGTCAGATATTGCTGATCCTTGAGGAACTAACAGAGTCTAAAAAATAAGTATGATAAAAACCTATGAGTTGGCAGATGCACAAGAGGGCGAAATTCAAGCATCTGATGAACAGAAGACTATTGTTGTGAAGCATACCGAAACTCGCGAGGAAACGGTATCAATTGCGCAGCTTAAGATTGTACACGCGAGTATTTTAGAGAAAATTGCCGGATTGCAAGAACGGGCTGATGCGATTGTTGATGAGATGACTGAGATTGAAAAGAATGTGAATATCACTGTCGAGGACATTCCAAGCAAGATATTAGAGCCGAAAAAGTAGAAATTTTCAGGTGTGCTCGTCTGTTTTTTATCAGTGTTAGAATATACCTATGGACTACTGCACAAAATTTGATGTTCAAGACTATCTCACGACTACGATAGACGCGTCGTTTAACAATACGCTGCTGGTGTATATCGCTGCCATGTCTGAATACATCGACGAAGCCATTGGTTATCCCCTGTATCGCGCCGCATCTAGCGTGCGAAAGTACGACGGGACGGGCAGGGGGCAAATCAAGATTGACCCGGTGCACACCATCACAGCCGTCACTGTAGGCGGGGACACAGTCACGCCTGTCCAGCGGCCATATAACACCGATACCAAGACGGAGCTGGTGCTAGAGCTTAATACATTCCCTCAAGGCTTGGCCAACGTGTCAGTGACTGGCATCCATGCGCTCAAGAAAGAACTGCCAAGCTCAATAAAGTGGGCTTGTACGGTCCTCGTTGCGTTGATTGTGCAAGAGGTGGATGAGCAGCGCGAGGGTGTCCAGTCTGAGAAGATTGGCGACTACAGCGTCACGTTTCAAGACCAGAAGCAGCGCGGCGACTACATCCGGGCCAAGGAGATTATCCACCACCACCGACCGATAGTATTCTAACTATGCAACATAATTTCAGAGACACCGCCACCATCAGTCGGTCAGTCGTGACTGGAAACAAGACCGCCTACGAAGAAGTGGAAACTATCCCCTGCCACATCCAGCCAGTGAGTGACAAATACGCGCAAGGGCAGATGGGCCGGGACGCTAAGGACTTCCGTATGTTTTCCACAGGGGAAGTACGCATCGGTGACCGTATCGTTGACCAGAATGCCAAGCCGTATGAGGTCTATGGGGCCAAGCAGCACATCTGGCGGCGGAGCAAGCATTACGAGGCTTCACTACGCGGTTTATGAAGATTGATGTCAAAATGGACGTTAAAGTGGTCGAGCGTATGTTGGAGAGAATTCCAAAAGAGCTAAAGACTGGCTCTGATGATTTTATTGAAAAGGTGGGGCGGCGGATTGAACGCAACGCTAAATATGCAATGAAAGCGAGTGCAGCCGGGCCAGGTCAGGCCAGAAGTGACACAGGAAACCTTGTCCGCCACATCATCTTTCACAAGCCGTCACAAAGCGTAGAATCACATGCCAACTATTCAAAGTATGTGCATGGTGCGCCATACTACAAGTTCAAAATGAGGCGAAAGGTCAATCCGTTCTTTACTACAGCGTTAGATACCTCAAACGCATTTATCAATCAGGAGGCTTATAAGATGATTAGAAAAGTTATTAAACAATCAAAATAGTTATGAGTTACTTGCCCGAAGACATCCGAACCCTTGTTATCAATCGTATCACTGAAAACGCCACGACCCAGGCGACCTTTTATCGAGCACCATCGACCGCCTTGGATGCCAACTGGCCTGCTTTTATTCTTGAGTATGGTGACAACGAGAACCAATGGTCGGGCACTGAGACCGATAAAAAGGTTTTCATGTTCAACTTGTACATTGCCTACAAATATGACCCTTCCTCCGAAGAAAGCCGGGAGCTTGCAGAAAAGGCTATCTCTGACAGTGTTGGCGAGCTGTACCGGGACGTGTTCGAGAAGCCTGGTGCCCTGAACCTACCAAACGGCTGGCTCCGCGCCTCCAATGTGACTTGGGGATACCTAGGTGAAGACTTGCTCATCCGCACCGCCATGATGCAGGTGGCCGTTACTGTGCACCAGGATCGTAGTGCGTAGGGCATGGTACAATTCAGATATGGAAAAAAAGAACATCACAACCCGCGAGGATGGAGTGACTAAAGACATGCAATCGGCAGATGCGCCGGTCCGTGTGTTTCGTTTTCCACGCGGGCAAGAGGTGAAAGCACCGAGTTATCAAGAGGCTTTAGCAATTTATAAGAAGTCAATAAAAAAATAGCGTATGAATGTAGTTATCGGTGAACAGTATGTGACAGGGGTAGCGGTAGAAGGGACACGGGGCACGTTTGCAGCGGCGCAAGACTTTGCCCGTGGTCGAACGCCAGCCACTATCCAAACCGTGGTGGACAAGGTTGATATCCAAGAAACCGAAGGCTCCGGGCTAGCTACCAAAGGTCAGGTGACGACCATGAAGCGTGTCCAAGGGGACGCACCGGTCAATATGCGCTTCCGTACCTACGGCTACTGGCTCAAGTCGCTCATGGGCGGCGTATCATCCGCTACCGAAGCCGGTGAAACCGCCGTGTATCGCCACAGCTTCACAATTGACCCGACCATCCTTCAACCAACCCTGTCACTATCTTTGGCGCGGGGAACCTTTGGCCACAAGGCCATCAACGGTGCCGTGGTCAGTCAAATCTCAGAAAACTACAGCCTAGATGATGTGGTTAATTCGACTATCAGCCTTATGGGGCGCACTGAGGTCGATAACGCTGACTTCACGCCTGCCTTTGGTGATGATGACCACCTAGCTCCCCACCAGTTTGTGACGATTAAGATTGCAGATGATGTCGCTGGCCTCGCTGCTGCGCCGAGCGTCTGTGTTACCTCCATCACCAATGAAATGAACCGCAATACCCGCGAGAAAGGGTGCCTTTCATCTGAGAACGCCCAGGACTTCATTGCGCGCCTCATGAACCTCACTGGCTCATTCACATGGGACAAGACAGCCGACACGTACAAAGACTTGTCAGAGGACAATACTGAGAAGGCACTGCAAATCAGTATCGTGAACACTGGCGTGACCATTGGTGAGTCCAGTCATCCAAGCCTCATCTACACCTTTAACCGAGTGAACCTAACCACCGAAGAAGACCGCCCGATTGACGACGCGGTGACTGAGACTGTGAACTGGGTAGCGCATGGCGTCACCGCTTCACTGGTGAACGAGAAGCCTAACTACGACGCTGCATCATAATATGGAAAATAATCCTACTATGAGCACCCAAGTAGAAATCACTACCCCATTTCAAGGAAAGAAAGTGGTCATCAAAACCATGCTGACTGGTGCTGATCGCGAACGGGTGACCAATGCGCCAATGAAGTACGCCAAGACTGACGACGGCCAGAAATTCACTGTCACCGACATGGAGAAAGTGGCCACGGCTGAAAAGCACATGCTGATGGAGGTGTCACTGGTATCTATCGACGGTGGCACTACTGACCTGCTGAACATCTGGCGCAAGATGTACGAGGCCGACTACGACTTTGTGTATAATGAGATTGTAGAGGCGCAAAAAAAAATGAAGGTCACGACCTCACCAGCGTCCTCATAATCTGCGAGCATTTTGGTTGGGATTACTGGCAGTTTTACCGCCAGCCGGATTTTTTCATAAAGGCCGCTGCTAAACACATCAACAAACAGCATGAATCCAAACGTAGTCCTCAAGATAGACGCGCTCGATAATACTAAAGCTGCTTTTAATAGTGTGAAAAGCGGCCTTTCGGGCTTGGAGAAGAGCACTGCCACATTTCGAGATAAAATTGAGAGCCTACAACCTACATTTAAGAAAATGGCCGCAGTTGGTACTGTGGCTTTTGCGGCTGTCTCAGCTGGAGTATTCAAGGCGACCCAAAGCGCCGCAGTAGCCGAAGGCTCATGGAATAAGTTCAACACTGTGTTTGGCGAAGGTGCCGACGAGATGCGGGCCTTCATTGACGACATCCGCAAGGAGATGCCAACAGCCACGCACGAAATCGCCCGTATGGGTGCCGACTTGCAGGACTTGCTAGTACCAATGGGACTGGCGCGTAACGAGGCGCAGGGGCTAACTATGGGCTTCCTAGACGTCGCCAACAAGGTTGCCGCGTTCAACGACGTAGACCCGACCGAGGTGCTGGAGGCGTTCAAGTCTGGCCTATCCGGATCATCCGAGCCGCTACGCCGCTTTGGTATCAACGCCCTGGATAGCTCGATTGAGCTAGAGGCTATGGAAACCGGCTTACTTAAGGCTGGCCAAAAGCTAACCGAACTCGACCCGATCACCCGTAGTCAAGTGAAGGCTCAGGCGCTTTTGACGCTGTCTGTTAAGCAATCATCCGACGCTATTAACGGATTTGAGGTGAACAACGACAGCCTGATCCGACGCCAACAAGACCTCCAGGCCAAAACTGCTGAACTCAGCGTCACGCTGGGCAATATGTTTTTGCCAATCCTCGACAGTGTGGTGAAGGCTGTGCTGCCAATCGTGACTCGTCTGGCTGAGTGGACCGAGGCCAATCCTGAGCTGGCACGAAACCTGATCATTGCCGCTGGAGCGATAGGAGGACTAGTGGCGGTAATCGGGACACTTGGCTTGATAATTCCGACAATTATTACAGGATTTTCTCTTTTATTAGGTCCGATAGGTCTTTTGATAGCTGGCTTTACCGCTCTCAGCGCAGCGGGTTTTTATCTTGTTAGACGATGGGAGGGAATGAAGGAGAGTATAAGTGGCATTTGGAATAGCATTTTGGATGCAACTACAGGCGCATTTTCTAGCATTAAAAATGCTATTTTAACCGCTGTTTCAACCACTTTTGAAGCTGTGTCATCAGCACTGGCATCATTCTTGGAGAAATGGAGAAACTTCATTATCGGAATTGCCGGATTTGTTACAGGTATATATCTACCGACAATGGCTAAAATGGCCATCAGCACAACGATTGAGTTGGCTAAGATTGCGACCGCAGCAACTGTGACGGCAGTAAAGTTTATTGCGCAAATGGTACTTATGTCTGGTCAGGCAGTCGTTCATTCCACGATTATTGCAGTACAGGCTATACCAAAGATATTATTGGCGCTTGGTAGCTTAGTGACACGAACAGTCGCAGCTACTGTCTTAATTATCTCAAACTGGTCCCTCATGGCGGCAACGGCCATGCGTTCTGCTGTGACGATGGCAGCAGCTTGGCTGTTAGCGATGGGGCCGGTGGCTGTCGTTTCGGGAATTATTCTCGGGTTGGTGGCACTTATTGTGGCTAACTGGGATACTGTTCGTGACGTCACAATCAACGTCTTTAGCGCTATTTCTGAGTGGTTTGTCGGAATGTGGGAAAAAATCAAAGCTACATTCAAGAGTGCAACCGATTGGATTGTAGAAAATACTATCGACCCCATAATTGCCAGTTTTGAAAAAGTTATGCGCTTCATCGAACGTATCCGTGACGGTATCCGCAGCATCGGCGGCAAGGTGGGTAGCGCCGTATCAAACGTCGGCTCATCTATCGGCAATATCTTAGGTAAGGTGACGCCGTTTGCCGAAGGTGGCATAGTCACCCGCCCCACCTTGGGCCTCGTCGGTGAAGCAGGGCCAGAGGCCATCATTCCACTCTCAAAGGCCGGTGCTATGGCTGGAGGGGGTGTCAACATCTACATCTCTGGCACGTTCATGGACGACCGGGCCGCCGCTCGCCGCATGGGGGATGAGATTATGCACACCCTAAAGCAGCAAATGCGCCTATGATTATAGTCACTCACAACGGCACCGATATCACCGACAAGATTGATACCGGCAGTTTTGACATAACTGACGAACGGAACAGCACCCGCGACACGCTCAATTTCACCATTGAGAAATCGCCAGAGGGCTTCTCGCCAGTCCTGAACGCTGAAATCATCGTCACCAAAGACGGCACCCGCATCTTTGGCGGCACCATTCTATCCATGGAAACCTCGGTCGAGGCTGTGCCCATGGTCGTGTTTTCCGTGGAATGCGTTGACTTCACCCGCCAGCTGGACCGCCGCCTGGTGACTGAGCGCTTTATCGACCAGACCGGCGACGAAATCATCGCCTTTTTGCGTACCAACTATGCGGCAGACTTCACCTTGGTCAACGTTGATGCTGACTTTGACATAGCTCGCATCAGCTTCAACCGGCTGACGGTATCGCAGTGCCTCGATAAGCTGGCCAAGCTCAATAATTACAACTGGTATGTGGACTACAACAAGGACATCCACTTCTTTGCTCGAAACGCTGAGCCAGCCCCCTTCAATATCACCGACACCAGCGACAACTTCATTTTCAGCTCGCTAAAAATCCGGTCCGATCTGTCCCAGCTACGCAACATCATCGAGGTGCAAGGGGGCGAGGTGCCTATCGCTGCCCGGTCAACGCTTCATGCCGGGGACGGAGAAACCACTGAGTTCCCTACCAACTTCAAGTTTGCCGAAAAGCCGACAGTGACGGTGAATGGTGACGCTGTGACAGTAGGGACTGAATACATCGATACCGAGGGCTTTGATTGCTACTGGAGCTTTAACGAGAAGTATGTGCGCTTTGATGAAACAGCCATCCCCCCTGCCCCCAGCTCAGGTACCACCAACATCGAGCTCAACGGCCAACCGCTGGTGCCACTGATTGCCGTGGTGCCGGATGAAGCCAGCATCACTGAGTACGGCGAATACGAATTTTCTGTGACCGAGGATACCTTACGCTCGCAAGACCAGACCATCGAGCGTGGACTAGCTGAGATTGAATCCTACGCGGACAAAATCAACGAGGCCAACTTTGACACCTACACCCCCGGCCTACGCTCAGGGCAGCTCATCAATATCGCCTCAGAGATGCATGGGGTGACGGCTGACTATGTCATTCAGAGCGTCAAATTTCGCCCGTATCCGAACGGAAGTGAGCTAGACGGCATTTGGTCCGTGACCCTGGCTTCAACGGCCACCATGAGCCTTGTGGACGCTCTGAGGAAGCTGTTGACGGTTGAAAAGCTGGAGGATGATGAGCTGGAGGTGCTACTGGCGTTTTTTCAGTTTACTGACAAGCTGATTGGCAGCGATACAGTGGGGGAGGTGGAGACGACAGAAGGACCATATCACTGGACTAACCCCAACGGGAGTGTGCCAGATAGCAAACAGGCTATGGTTTGGAATTTCTTTTCATGGTCATGATATGATAAATCCATGATCAAGCCAGGATTAAAAGGAAAAGCGGAAGACTTTTCATTCACTCTTATTGCGGGAGAAGATCTCGCACCTACCGATCCAACAATGATTGGTAGTGGTGATGAATCGACCATTGTCTACCAGAACTTGACCGCACACAACGCATCTCAAGCGGTTAGTGACGACACATGGGTAGCTCAAAAAGTGAACTTCGCTGCTATTCGGCAGATTACTAGCATCGCCTTCAAGCACGCACGAGACTCTGGTACGATATGGACCGTTTCAGTAAGAGCCTCACTGACTGGTGCGGACCTAGCTTCGGGCAGCTTTAACACTGGCGGAAGCGGTTCTAGTGCCATATCCTTACAGATAATCTCATTATCATCACCACTGACAGTAGAGCCAAACACCGACTACTTTCTAGTATGGAGAGCTTCTGGCGGAGACGAGATAATTAGAGGAAATACAGATAATGTATACCCTAATGGTGAGGCTTATGTCTCCACAAATGCTGGTGCATCGTGGTCAACACATGGCACTGTGGCTGATTTTGATTTTCAAGTAAACGGAGGTCTTACAGAAGCAGGTAAGCTGTATCGTGCGAACGCATCACTGTCCGAAAAGTTTGTGGGCTTTCCTTATGAGGGCGTTTCTGTCGATGGTGATGCATATATAAATCCCCAGCTAATAGTGTCTGGTTTCTCTGATTTAGTGCCTGGGCAAGTATATTATCTAGGTGTTAACCCTGGAACTTTAGCTATATCTGGGTCTGTTCGAGTCGGAGTAGCGTTAACTGAAACAAAACTGCTTCGCACATATGCTAAATAATATGTCTAATCAAGATTGCAAAAAATATCTACATCTAGCGGTACAAGGCCAAGGCCACTTTGAAATCATCGCCTTAGAACACGGCCAAGAAGTCTACCGTTCCCCGATAATGAATAATCGTATCCTGAACGATGGCTTGGCGACTATCATCCAGCACCATGTTGGCAACGCCGCCAACCCGCTTGAAATCACCAGCTTAGAAATTGGCGACGGCGATACAGCAGTGACAGCCGGTGATACAGAGCTAGACAACTTGGTGTTGGCTGGTGTTACTGTGGCCAAGAAAACTACCGCCGGTGCCTCAGTAGTGTTCGAGTTTTTTATCGTAGACGCAGAGCTGGCCGACGGCACCTACCGGGAGGTAGGCTTGCGCGCTGGCGCTACGCTCTACACCCGCGCTTTATCCTCGACCCCGTACACCAAGGTGGCAGGCCGGGACACAATTATCCGCTATACACTGAGCTATTCAGCTGTTTGATATACTTAGATCATGACGCAGAACATATGTACAAAAGAGGATGTTAAGCAAGTTGTCGATGACATCGTATCGAGTCGTGACCGAAGTCTTATGAATAAATTAACTTGGCGCTTTGGTATTCCATTTGTCGGTTTTATCTTCGGACTTGGTGCGTTGTATGTGCAGATTGAACAGAACACACAGTTTCGAGAAGAAGGGGGCCAATTTACTCAGCAGCAGCAAGAGGTATTTGCCGGGCAGGTGGAGAAGCAGTTTCAAACTCAGCAAGCTCAAATATTGCAGCTACGAGAAGACTTAAACACCAGCGTTAGGCAGGTGCAAGGCAGTGTTATTCGTATTGAGAACATTTTACTTAGTAGATAAACCTTATGAATATACTACTTTTGCTTGACGATAAAATACGAGATGACCAATTAAAAAAGGTCAAGATTGACGTGGCAAAGATATACGACGTCTCGGCCGATGTCACAATAAGGTGGTTCGAGGAGCGGCGTGACTACACCACATATCCAAAACAGACCTACTCAGCTGGCTACGAGGGCATAGCCTACAGCCACATTGATACCGTGACCAAGGAAATTTACTCACGTTGGGCGGAGGAAGTTGACCAGGTGGTGTTCCTTATCCATGCCGATAACTGGAACCTAAAAGGGGTTTGGGGTTGGAATATTTCGAAAACGTACAGCGGCTACGGTGTGCAACAGTGTCGTTTCGATCATCGGAATTTAGTCAACTCTATTGGCGTCATGTATCATGAACTTATGCACGACGCCAACACCTTCGTATACACGTATACAGGGAAAATCATTGAAACCCTTTTCGACTTTTCCAACTGGGACGATGCGGTTGTACATGGTGAGCATCGTGACTGGAGCTACATTAGGCACAACGAGAATCAAAGCGCACTAGTCACTATCTCCCCATTACTAAGGCAGGCGCTTGTTGCCCGCCACGCTCTATTTACGAGGCGTGTCAACCTGCTTAATGAAATTATCCGTCTAGCAGAAATTGTGCTAACGCTGACCCGCGCCAAAATTGCAGCAGACCGCGCTGACTTGCCTATATTGGAGGGCAATACGTGCTTAAAACATAACAATTAACTATGAAATCAGAATCGAAGAAAAGGTTGGAGAGCTTCGTTTGGCGTCTATCAATGGCCACACTGGTATTTATCTTTGAATGGGTAGCCGTTAATGCGGGAATGACGGGGCTGCCTTTACCTATAACAGGTATAATCGCCTTGGCGGCTGGCGAAGTTTCTAAGTATCTCAACCGCCGTAGTGTATAATGATATGGCGAGCGTTAGCTCGTGTGTTGATAAATGCAAACAAACCCCAGCAATGGGGTTTGTTTGTTGTCCGTGGGGATAACTAATTTGTATAACATTATACATTATACTATACTAACAGAGGTCGAGGAGGTTAATCACACAATTAATATTTATGTCATTTATAAACGAAAGGACGTACCGGCTTAACGCCAAAGAGCGCAAAGCAGTTGCTAAATATCTTAGTGGCATCATCCCCATCCGAAAAGCAGCTCAGGAGATGAATTGCAGCCATCAAAAGGTGTACACAATTTGCACCGCAGCAATGCGGAAAGCAACAAACGATACGAATATAGAGTTAGGTGTGCTGCTAAAAGAAATATAATCGTATGGAAGATAAAAACATACCCATCGACATGCCAGAGTGCAGCGATCCGATAACCAACAAGCGAGGCGCAACGCTCAGTAGATACAAGGACTACTGGGAGTGGCACGACGAAATTAAGAGGCAGTTACAAACAAATTAAATAACCAAGTTATGACACAGAACGCATCAGACGGATTCTTCGCCAACGCACCAACAAACTATGAAGTGCCAAAGAGCGAAGGCAAATACATGAACTTCAAGACACCAGGGCAATACAAGTTTCGTATCCTGCAAGCACCTATTTTTGGATACGAAGGATGGAA